TGTTCTCTGAGACATCAACCTTGGTGAAAATCCAAGTGGGGTAACCAATTTATGCTTCGGTGGTGAAAATGGATTTATCACGCAACGCTACGAACGTTGAGTTTGGGGTTCGAATCCTCACTGAAGCACCAATTTAATGGCCTATTCGACAACCAGCTAAGTCACTTGGCTTTCATCCAAGAGTAGCCGGGGCAGCACCGGCATAGGCTACCATTTTAACGGTCGCATCGTCTATGTGTGTTAGGACACCATCCTCTCAAGATGGAGAATAGGGTTCAAATCCCAATGCGACTACCATTTTCTTGAGGTTCATACAGTATTACATAACCGTGATCAAGGTCTATAAATGATGTATTAACTGATTGGCTCAGACGACCTCAATAAATATCCGCTAATGTTCCAAGGTTAGGCGAGTTGGACTCCAAATCCGACTGGGAAAGTTCGATTCTTTCAGCGGATGCATTTCAAAAAAAAAATAATATTATTTGAGTTCGTGTCTATATTTATTATTATGGACACGAACGCTCAATATAAATACACGATATATAAGATTACAAATAAATTGAACCAAAAAATTTACATTGGAATGCATAAAACAAAAAATTTGCAGGACAATTATATGGGTTCTGGAAAACTTCTAAAAAGAGCAATACAAAAATATGGTGAAGAAAATTTTATTAAAGAAATTTTATTTATATTTAATACCGCTGAAGAAATGTTTGCTAAAGAAAAAGAAATAGTAAACCAATTATTTATTGAATCAAATAATACTTACAATATAATGGAAGGTGGTTATGGCGGTTATTCTTATATAAACGAATCTGGAAAAAATATACATCATAAAAATATTGAGATTAGGAAAAAGAATTTGTTGACCGGAGATAAGATAAAAGAATTTTTAATTGAAAAAGGATTATTTGAAGAATGGAAACAGAAAGTATCAACATCTTTAAAGGAAAAATGGAAACGAGATGGTTTTCATTGGACCGGTAGAAAACATAAAGAAGATACAAAAAAGAAAATCGGAGAAAAACTAAAAGTAGCACAATCCGGTGCAAAAAATTCCCAATATGGAACTTGTTGGGTATATCATTCTGAAACAAATAAAAATCTTAAAATTAAAAAAGAACAACTACAAACATACTTGACAAACGGATATGTTAAAGGTAGAGTATGTAAATAATTTTCAAATACATTAGGTGAAGGCAACGAATGTAGCTTAACTGGTAAAGCAACTGCAGAATGTGCAGGAGTCATTCAGTTCGAATCTGAATCAATAGTTGAAGTAGTAAGTAATGTATTGACACTGATAGACATTGAAGGTTATAATCTGACGAGGTTATAAGTAGTAGATGGAACGTTCGTTGAAATCCAGTAAACATTTTTTTAATTCTCGGATCGTATAATAGTATTACCTTCGGTTGTTACCCGAATGATAAGGGTGCGATTCCTTTTCCGAGAGCCATTTTCAATTCCAGAGTAGCTCAATGGTAGAGCATGCGGCTGTGGGCCATAAAGTATTATTTAATAGAGAGTGCAAATCTCACAAGGCCAAAGTTAACCGCAGGGTTGGGGGTTCGAAACCCTCCTCTGGAGCTCTTTCAATAGTTTTATATGATGTATGGAGTATGCTGATTAAGGGTTAGGCAGTTGATCAAATTGCAATAGTATGAACATAAAGTGCCTTAAGAGATTTAAATAATTTCATTGTTCATCATACATTATATATTTTTTTGGGTTATTATACTACTAAAGACGTAGCTCTGACTGTAAATCAGAAGGCTTAACGGCCTGGGTAGGAGCATTACCTACATAACCCACCATTTTTATTCGGTGTCAGCAGGCTCACGATGCTGAAGAAAGAGTTGATAATTGCAAGTATCAATGTCGTGGAGAGTGAGTGGGTTGATCTATACAAGATATCGTGCTATAGGTCGTAATGATGTCTGTTAAACATTCCCGTAAACCAACATCGAATTGTTTTTGACAGGTGCTAGTGCGCAGGGCGTGGTAAAGGAGCAGGCGACTCTGTTCCGAAAAGGTTCGATTCCTTTGACTTGTCAATAGATTTAATGGCTCAGTAGCTCCAATGTAGAGCAGAAGCCTGAAGAGCTTCGTGTTGTCAGTTCAAGTCTGACCTGAGCCACCATTCTTTAAGAAAGATGTTGACAAAACTATAAAGTGTGATAAGATGATTATAGTTCGTTGACAATGTAAGATGAAATTTTTAATAATGGAATCATAAGTCAATTGGCTAGACTACGATACTCTTAATATCGTGATTCGGGTTCAAATCCCGATGATTCCACCATTTTATAAGTCTAGCGGTAACTCGTAACCGATATTTGCCGGGGTTGAAATCCTAGGGATTAAAGAGTGACAGAGGGAAAGACCCACCAATTTCAATGGGGTTCAAGCTTTAACGGTGAAGCAACTGGCTTTTAACCAGTAGAATACGGATCGTTACCGTAGAGCCCTACCAATTTAATGGGTAACTGGCCCCATAAGTGACTGCCGACCGGTACAATCGGTAAAACACAGAGACGGCGTGGAGAGCACAGCACCAATTTTTTGGGGTATAAGAGGAACAGCAGACTCATTTCCCTGTCACGGAAAAGATAGTGGGGGCAGCACCCATATACCTCGCCATTTCAATTGGCTATTAGCTCAATAGTAGAGCATTCGACTGATAATCGAAAGAACACGGGGCGGTACCGTGATAGCCAACCATTTTTGTTAGTAAGTGTTGGGTTCAATTCCCTTTACTCAGTGATCACTGGTGAGAACATAACTACTAACAAATTCAATGCACTCGTAGCTCAATTGGATAGAGCAACTCGTTTCTACCGAGAAGGTTGCAGGTTCAAGTCCTGCCGGGTGTACCATTTTAGAATCTGAATGCTTTTTTGAAGGCATTGCCTGTTTTTTTGGCACCATCATTAATTGCATTACCTGCATTATTTACAACATTAGTTGTTTCTTTGACGGCGGTATTTGCTACATTGGTAGTTTGTTGAACTACTGGTTGAGTTGCTTTTGCGACTGTATTAACATCTTGTACAACTTTATTTGTATCAATTGTAGTACTTACATCTACTTTTACACCAACTAATACTGCAACGTCACCACTTACACCAACGGTAACTTTACCTTTGTCCATAGTGGCTTGAGCGGAACCACCACCACCAACTTGTTCACCTACACTAACTCCTGAACCTGCGGTAACTGATGCGCCTCTTACATTTGCTGTACCTGAAGCGTCAACACCTACAGCAGTACCAATAGAACCTTCTGCACCAACTGCGACACCTTTGTCACCAGCTTGAACATTTGCGGATGCTTTTGTACCACTGACTGCGTAAGCGTCTGCAGTACCTGCAACACCTACACCATTACTTTGTACTTTACCATCTACAACAATGTGAGCTTCTGTACCGCTACTATAACTTGCGTTTGCGTAGACGTTGTTACCATCAAGTCCACCGGCAGCGGATGCTTCTGTACCAGTTTTAACTGATGTTTCAACACCTATTGATGCGTTTTTATTTCCTACACTTGCGCCTGCAGAAGCTTCTGCGGTATTTGTATAAGAAACGCTTGCTGAATTTTTATCAGATGTTGCGGTAGCGGAATTGTTTATTTGAGCGGATGTATTTGTTTGTGTAGACATATTTGATATATATGTTGGGGTAGATAAAAAATAGAATTAAAATGATGTTGTAGGTGACAGTATCATTTTTACAATGTTTTATATTAAATTATATATTTATAGATATGATTAAGTTAAAAGAACTTCTAAATGAGATTGAAGAGGCGTGTTGGGATACTCATAAACAAATTGGTATGAAGTCAAAAGGTGGGAGAATGGTACCAAATTGTGTTAGAAAAGAAGCTTTAGAAGATGACGACAATATAGAAGAATATGATGTTGAAAGTGAACAAGATGTAAAAGAATTTGTTCAATTCATGCGAGAATATAATCAACCATTATGTGAAGCCGAATATCAGGGTCGTAAAGTGAGCCTTGGTAAACGAATGCAAGGTGATGTCAAGAAATTTAAAGTATATGTTAAAAATCCTAAAGGAAAAGTGGTTAAGGTAAATTTTGGATTTGGTGGATCTTCAGCTAAAGGTAAAAGAATGACCATAAAAAAGAATAATCCAGCACGTAGAAAAAACTTTAGAGCGAGACATAATTGTGATAATCCTGGTCCACGTACTAAAGCGAGATATTGGTCATGTAGGGCTTGGTAATTTTGATATTATATTTTAAAAAAAATATATAAATGTTGGTGGATTATATATATAATAAAATAAATATATGGAATCTACAAACTCTCCCCAAACATTTTCGCTTACTAATAAAAAGTTATTATATGTTATAATTGCTGTAATTGTATTAATAACTTTTGGATTATATACATTATTTAGTTCATTGAATATAGATAATAAAGCTTTAACTAAGAAAGTTGTTAACCAGACGGAGATTGTTGTAAATCAAAGTTTATTGATTACCAATTTAAATCAAAAGAATGCGGAGTTATCTGTATTATTGAAGAGTTATGATAATAAGTTGAGTATATTGTATACTAATATGACTCAATTAAATAGTATTACTGAACAGTTGAAAGTATCATCTGATGAAAAAGATGTTAAGATTAAAGATTTGACCCAAGAAAAATCTGCACTTGAATCTGATTTAAAGTCGTTGCGTAATACGCTCGTTAATATGACCAAAGAGATTGTAGATTTAGGCGACGAACTTAAAGTTGCGAAGACTGATAAAGATCAAAATGAGCTTGTAGCTAAGATTGAAATGCTTACAAAAGAAAGAGATTTTTTGAAGAACAAGATAGCGGAGTATGAAAAGATCATAGAAGAGTTGAAGAAAGAAAATGCTCTTTTGACTCAAAATTTGAGATTAAATCTGAAAAAAGATGGATATGAATTTAAGAACAAATTGGGAGAGTGGCCAAAAGGTGCAGAGGTATTGATGAGGATGTCTAATCGAAGTGTTCACATTAAGTTAGACAAAGATAATCAACACAAAGAAGAAAAAACCGAAGTAAAACCTAAAAGAATAGGAATTTGGAAACGTATTTTTGGTTCGGGTGAAACTGAATGATTTAACGCCTATATAGCTTAAAGGTAAAGCATCAATTTCGTAAATTGATAGATATTGCATCAAAACCAATTATAGGCTCCATTTTTAAAGCACGATGACAGAGCTAGAGAACTGAGATGTCTGCAAAACATCGTTGTATGAAAGTACATATGCAAGGAGCGTAACCTTGATCGTGCTCCATTTT